ATTTAGAAATGCGAAAAAGAATGGCGATCATAATTGATAATTTAAATGCACTTAGGATATTAATGCCTGAATCAGATAAATTACAACATGAACTATCTCTAATATATTATCAGATCGGTGAATTCTGTGTTCGTATGTCAGATTATCACAAAGAAAAAATTATTTAACCATTGGAGACAAAAAATGAAACCTAAGCCCGCAATCTTGACTATATTATTTATTGTGTATCTTGGTATTGCTTCCTTAGCGGCAGCAGATGAAATTTATAAAGTACACTGGCCTATTATTAAGCATGAGTTTATTGAAAAGAAAACTCATCAAGATATTGTTGTATTAGCTAATTGTGATAATGTCAAAATGGACAAGGGAAAAAACGTTCAATTCTTCTTATCAAATGCTGAATTAAATATATACAATATGAATAGCGATTACATGGTATTCGATTATACTGCAGAACTTTGTAATGTTGATACAAATGTATGCGGTGATTCGCATTGGCAGCGAGTTACTGTTGCGCCTTTTGACCATATCAAAACTTCGTATATATTAAAGATGCCAGTCAAGGTCAATCACAAAGGTGATTTTCACTTTAGGATCACAGTTGATACAGATGGTGCGTTTAAGCAGCATTCGGAGAAGACATGCGGTGTTCATGTTAGTTAAATTTTAGGGATCAATCATGAAAGATGATGTAAAAGATTTATGCAGTAAATTATCAATAAGACTTATAAATGCTACAGACTTGTTTATTATTGAATGTATACCAGATAAAGAAAAAAGTATAAATCTATTTGATATAGTATTTAATACTTATCTTCAAACAAGTAAACATATTTTATTAGACATTGCTGGCGAGAATAAGGATGGAATTGCCACAGTAAATAATATATTTAATGTTATTAATGAAAGTCTAATGAAAAATAAATTATTTAAATATGGAAATATTGATACTAATGAAGAAAAAAATTAGGCAGTGATAATGAAGTTACTCTATTCATTAATATTAATGTGTGGATGCATATTAACACTTTTAAGTTTATTCACTCATGATCTAGATGCTATTAAATATGCAGTACTTGGCACAACATTTATTACCATAGCGATTTACTTTAAGAGTAATTATGAGAACTAAATATGTATGAAGCTTATGTAAAAGTAAAATGTGACGATTGCGAAGAATATCTAGATATAGATTCTTTCGAATTAAATACTATGTGTAATGATTGTATAAGACACAGAGAAGATGAATCTTATAAAAATATTTTAATAGAATTATTTGACGATGTATCTATTTTAGATGGATCTAATCTTGTCGGTTATAATTCTGAGCGTGAAAAAGAAATGTTTTTGCTTGGTGCGAGATATGGATATTCCCAAGCAGCATGGATGTTTTCTGAATACACCAATCAGACAGATTTATGGGAAGATTGGCATGAAAAGTTTTGTAAATTAAAAATAAATATTTCATACGATACTGAACGAGAAAAGAAACATAGAGAGGAATGTAATAATGACAGATAAAGTCCATATTAATTTAAGTGAATCAGAAGCATATATTATTGCTGATATTAATAAATATATTATTACCTATATAACAAAAAAAATTGATAAATTAGAAAATCATGAAAAACAATTTACTATATTCACATTAGCAATGGTTGCTACTTTATCTAATATGTTGAATAATTTTGGTCTGCATGATGGAGAAGTATTTGAAGAATATCTTGAAGACTTTTCATGTTTGGTTAGATCAGTTCATAAATTTGTTATAGATAATGCTTCATACATGGAAATATATGAAAAGGAAGATTCTTTATGAGTGAATGGATTAGTGTTAAAGATGAGCTTCCTGAAATTGGTAAACAAGTTTTAGGTTATGGGGAAGAAACCAGCAATATTCATGATGAAGGACTTCCCTATAAAACAGCGATTTATAATGGAAAAAATTGGACATCAGATCATTTTTGCGAATCTAGTTATGTTGAAGTAACACATTGGACGCCGCTTCCGTAGCCTCAAAAATGAACGAAGAATTAACACAAAATAAATATTACGAAATCACAAATAGCACGAATAATAGTTACTTGTGATAACTGATTATTATGGAGAAGTGGAGTCGTCAGCATATTAAGGAAAAATTATGAGTTGCATTACAAAGATACTTGAAAAAAAAGATGACATGAAAATTATTGTCAGTGGAGAAATTGCTATCGAAGGAGGTGGAACTTATCAAGGATATGAATATTTAATTACATTCACTGCACATGGTCATCGTTGTGGTTATGTTGCCATACCTGAAAATCATAAATTACATAGCTATCATAATGAAGATTATAATTATCATGATCTTGAAGTTCATGGTGGTGTTACCTTCTTTGGTGCGCCACGCTTTGCAGAGCACTTAAGCGGTCAAAAATGTACTGACAAGTGGATTGGGTTTGATGCTGCACATTGTTACGATCATGAAGACATAGAAACAGTCGAAAAATATTTTGGTGAAACAAAATGGGTTAAATATCGAAAAGAAAATCCCATGATTAAATTTGATGGATATTCAGAACATCGCACCTATTCTTACATGGAATCTCAATGTAAGCGTTTAATCAATCAATTAATTGATAAATAATGAAGAAAATGAGTAATAAACAAAGAGTTCCATGTAAAAACAAATATTTTGTTAAGAGAAATATTTGTCCTTACTGCACATATCCATGTGACTCAGCAGCTATGATCGACATCGATGGTGATGATAAACCTGAACCAGGATCTATTAACTTTTGTTTAATGTGCTGCGAACCTAGCACGTGGGATGAGAATATGAAACTCGTTAAATTCGATCTTAATTATATCGAAGATATTATTGAAAGAAATCGTATAAAATTATTGGGTATAAGGATTAATGAATTTTGGGAAACTAATCCGGATAAGAGTGGTCGCCGCGCTATGTATTTAAAACGTATGGATCAGAGATGCCGATGAACAATGACTTTTTTAAAGAAGAAAAAACTTTGCCATTAGTTATAATAATAGCAGAAATACTTTGGTTAGTTACAGTAATAGCAAAAATACTTTGGATGGGAGTAATAAATGGAAACTGGTAAAGTAATAGAAAATGGTATAGCAAGATGGTGTGAGAGTTGCAATACCTCTCATGGATTTTTATATCCATGCCAATTTTATGATAATAATTTACTAAAAGAAGTAAAAGAATTAGGAAATAAATTTAAAAAAGATTGCGAATCAGGAAATATTAAAATAGAAATAAATAACGTAACAAAAACATGGAATGAGTGGTGTAAATAATATGTAAGTAGCGATAACACAAATTATCGAAAGTAAAAGGTGAGTTTTATATGAACAATTCTTTTGTGTTTAACATGTAATATTACGTAATATGTTATATGACCAATGAAATAGTTAAGAAAGGAAAGCAAATGAAATTAGAATGGGAAACTATTGAAAATGAAATACTTATTCATAATGAAAATTATAATTCATCCATATGAACCATTTGTTGAAATGGAAACTACAATTGATTATAAAATTCATCCTAATCTCACAGATAGCATATGGGTATCAGGACAATTTTGTAAAATTGAAGAAATTGTGCACGACATTGATGATGAAACAATAATTATACGTTTGATTTCAGATGATCCAATTCATGTTGTTCTTAATGAATATGAAGTTGTGAAAAGATTAATATATGATATAAAAGAATTTGAAGATTGTGGTTGGTATCTAAATGATTATGATTTTCTTGATAAAGCTGTTTTACTGAGAAATAAAAATGAGTGACTATGATTGTGCTGTTTGCGACGTGTGCTTAAAGAAAACATATGATTATTGGTGTTTGTGTGACGAACATTATAAAAAATATGTGCTTTATAATTTTGAGTATACCAAAGAATTAATAAAATCATCTAAAAATTTTATTGAAATTATGACACAATTAACAAAAGATATGGAAATTAATCCGCAAAATTACTCTAAAGATAAATTAATAGAGATATTATGCGGTACGATAGAAATTTTTAATGAATTAATATCATTAATTTCATGAATTATAATTTATTCACTTGTAGAAGTGCACGCATTACAGCCACAGGCCAAAGTAAGCGACCATTAACTCGTATTGGGCGTATTGGTCCAGTCTCCAAACAAGCCCAACAACGCAGTGTCTGAGCTTTTCGAGATAGGTAATAAGCCGCATTCTTTGTTGTAATTGCTGATCGTGTCTCAAACTCCAGCGGTATAAATTCATTTATTATATTTTGCACATGTAGAACCTCTTAAAAAACCTGACTAGCTATTACTAGAAGGACGAGTTTCTAGCCAGGATTGGAATTCTACACAAATGTGTGTGCACATTAACATAAAAATTTGCCATGTCAATATTATTTTTTTAATCAATTTGGGGTATATTCGATGAATTAGCTATATTTTGTATGGCTTTATAAACACACCCCGCCTAGCGACAAACTAAGCGGGACTTAAAACTGGGTTTCCGTTACCCCCTTGCGCAACGTAGTCTATTATACGTTGCGCAGGGACTGCGTCAACCTCTCAAACAAGGAAAATTTTATGTCAGTAGAAAAATTCAGACCATCTTTTGTTGATGGTCAAATTAAACACGAATCAAAACCATACACCATGGTTTTAAATAATGTCTTAAACAATTGCGATAATCTTGAAGCAATTGGTCTTTGGTGCCACTTTCAGAGTAAACCAGAAAACTGGATAATAAATGCTCAATACGTCAGAAATCATTTCAAAGTAGGAAGAGATAAAGCATATGAGCTCCTAGCTTATTTAATTGAAACAAATTTAATGGAAAAAAAGCAAATTATAAATCCTGATGGAACATTTGGTAAAGTTTCTTACATTATTAAAAATGGTGAACAATTTACAATCAAAAAGTTATCCACAGAAAACACGGAACCGCTTCCGGATTTACCGCTTCCGGATTTACCGCTTCCGGAAAATCAGGAACATATAAATAAAAGATCTTTTAACAATGCTTATAAAGAAACAAATAAAAGAAAAAGCTTTTATGATGATCAAAAAAAGAACAAAGCTGTGGATAACTCCTTTGAGGAGGGTCGACGCACTGCATCACAAGGGGCAGATGCAGTTAAATCTAAGCCGGATAGGCAGATGGTTAATGAATACAAGTCGATAATGGAGCATGAAGAACGCAAGAAAAAAGAATTGGCGATGCAAAGATTCTCAGATGGCACAACATTTGATCAAAACCAGCGGCATAAAAATCATATTCAGATTCAAAACATTAAGGACATTTTGAGATATGGTAATATAAGAGCAACATAACTTTGATAAAAAAGGAGTTTTATCATGACCTATATGGAACCGTTCGAACGTTATCAAGCTGAGAAAGCTGTTGCAGAGCAGAAGCAAAAGCTACGTTGGTCAAATGAAATTGTGGAGGACTTCCAACGTGTTCCACGGGCGCCACAAGAATCTCCGATCAAGAGATGGTGGCTAGAACAGCAGGAAAGGCCCAAAATTTGACTCAGGATCAATTATCTCTGGAGACTTGAGTATTTATACTAACCTGACTGTAAATGGCAAATTTTGCAATTTTACAGCCTTCGTGTTCTACTCCAGGTTTCTTGTGGAACATTATGACTTAAGCCATAATTAGTGAAATTAGTGAAATTTGTTCACAGCCAATAGTGTCTTTTTTCACTAATTTCACTAATTCTTGGGGTATGGTAACTGCTAGTTGAAATATGTCTAAACTTGTGTAAAATTGCCGATATGGATAAGTTATATCGAATTGAACTGGAAGTATCTTTTAGCACGATGCAGCTATAAACTTAGAAAAATTGGCGGTGAGTTTCACCGTGTCAGCTTGTGGAGCGTCCTCTGATGAGGTAGTAGCATCTGTTATTACTAGTCATGATGTGATGAAACAGGAATCTAACATCAAACCTATCCATGCATAGGTTTGAGTAAGTTTGGAAGAACGGTTATTGGGTATGGATATGAGATGTCTAACATTTGCAAAAGTAAATATTGTTCAAAATGTCATGAACCAACTGAACTAGAAACTAAAAGATACTGTAGAAAATGTACGGCAGCTTATAACCGGGAGTGGCGTAAGGCACATCCTAATAGGACACAATTACAAAAATTCAAAGATAATGTGAGACATAAAACAAATATGCGCATTAGAAGAGGATCATTAATTCCAGAACCATGTGAGGTATGTGAAGATTTAAAAGTAGAAGCTCATCACGATGATTATAATCAGCCTTATAATGTAAGATGGTTATGTTTTAAACATCATAGGGAGCATCACAAAAATGAAAGGAGTAAACGCTGAGTACAGTGAATGCAAAAAATTCTGGCAATATGCAAAATATCATCCAATCCTTAAGCAATATCTGATCAAGATATGTAATGAGGGCAAGCGTTCACCCATTGCTGGCAAGAAGCTCTTAGATATCGGCATGCGGTCTGGTTTGCCTGATTATTTTTTGCCCATACCTAATAAAAACTGGTATGGGTTATGGTTGGAAATGAAACGAGTCGATGGCAGAAATAAGAAAAAGGACGAAAAGCAGGAAGAATGGATTGCAAAATTAATAAAAGTTTGTTATTATGCTACTTATACGTATGGTTTTGATGATGCTGTTCGTATAGTAAAGGATTATTTAGACGATCGGATTTAATATGTCGGAATTTAAAACGGACGTAGAAAAGCTGTCAGAGTCAATTAAACATCATGAAATTGACTGGGAATTGATCAAAGAGATCATATGTGGTATATCGCATACGTTACAAGGCATTTGCGCTGTCTTACCTCCTGGATTACCTAAAACGATCATTTGTACAGCAGCTAGTTTACTTTCATTCGCTTGTTCACAATCCAGTAAAGATTTCACTGAGCAACAAAAATCTTGCTAGTAGTATTTCCGCCCATTCCGGACAATGGGCTCTTTTTTTCTTCCTAGCATTCTATGATATGTTTAATATTTAGCACTTTTGGAGTGCTCCTAATGAATCAAGACATGAAGTCTAAAGTACGTCATTTTTTGATAAGGCATATCGGTTATAAAATCCAACCTGACCATGATTTGAACAACCATGTTATTATAGGAATAGGTCGAAATCTTACCTCACGTGGTGTCCTTCCTACAGAAATTGATATCATGTTTAACAACGATGTTGAGCATCATTTTAACTTTTTGAATAACAAATATGATTGGTTTTCCAACCTCAGTGAACAACGCCAGATAGCATTGATAAATCTATGTTTTTTAGGTTATAAATTCTTTAGTGATAACCCTAAAATTGTTGAAGCACTTCAACATGAAGCCTATGACTACGCTGGAAACTGTATCATGCACTCGGCCAGTGATCCAAAGATTGAGCCAATGCTTCAAGATATTGGACTTATTATTATTGGAGAAAGCTAGACTTATGATGCGCGTTGCCTGATAATAAAAAATACAACTTAAAGGAGAATGGCTATGAAAGGATGTAAAGATTGTATGAAAGGCAAATGCGCTAAACATATGAAGAAGAAGAAATGAAAAGATTTCGATATCATTTTGAATTGAGCACGCTCGGCAATCCATCAGCTATTTTGGTTAAAGCGATTGATGATTATTCGCCATTAGGTGATGTCCATGATTATATGGATGAGACGCAGTTATTAAAGAAAAAAGATGTTCCCACTGATTTTGCATTATATCATATTCAATTCGTGATTAATTTGATTTTAAATAGAATGGTTGAAGATGGTGTCATAGAAGGAATTGAACATGATGATGAGGTGTAATCCGTGTAATGGCGTTGGATGGGTATTAGGTGGTGGAATGATTACACGAATTGATTGCAATTATTGTAATGGTAAAGGAACAATACCAAAAGAATATAGCACTGCAATTGATAAAATTAAATCTGCTGATTCATCATTGACAGACAGAGAAGCACGAAAGATATTTAATGAAGAATTAGATAGAATTGATAAGGATGACAAAAGAAAAAAGAAAAAACGAATAAAGGAGTATGCAAATGGCTAGACCATTATGGGAAATGACTAAGTCAAGAATTAGAAAAGTAGAAGAATATGCCGCTGCTGGATTAACAAAAGAACAGATAGCAGATTGCTTAGGAATTCATTACGATACACTAAATGAAAAATGTAAAGCATACCCCGAGTTTTCCTCCGCTTTAAAAAGAGGTAAATCAAAAGGATTAAAATTATACGCTGATTTACTGATGAAAAATGCTAAAAAAGGAAATGCCGCATCAACTATATTTTATTTGAAAGCACAAGGTAAATGGAACGATCAAAGTATTGATGAAATGAAAGATGCTATTAAAAATGAATTAAATGAAGTACGCAAAATAGTACAAGAATGCAAAAATCAGAAATAAGTGAGATCAATCAACTCAGACATGAATTGTTATCTGATTTTTTTTTATTTCATTGTGTAATGTTTAAGAAAAGAACGGGAAGAGATTTTGTTATCAGTAAACCGATTGGTAATCAATCACACTTTTATGAAGTTGCAAAAGAATTAGAAAAAGTATTTTATCTGCAAACATTACGTTTATCGATTAATCTTCCGCCTGGATGGGCAAAATCGGAAATGTGTAAAAGTTTTATATGTTGGTGTTTTGCACATTATCCATTATGTAAATTTTTATATATCTCCCATTCATTTGATTTAGCTACCATTCATACTTCATCGATTAAACAAACGATGTCAATGCCGATTTATCGTGAATTATTTGAAATGGATATTAGACGTGATTCCTCTGCAAAAGATTATTTTCAGACAACGGCAGGCGGAACGGTTGCTGCATTTGGATCTCAAGGAGGTATTACTGGACATGATGCAGGATTACCAGGACTCTCTACATTTAGTGGCGGAATTGTCATTGATGATATTCATAAACCTGAAGAAATTCATTCTGATACAATAAGAGAACGTGTAAAAAAGAATTACTTTGAGACAATTGAAAGACGCTTACGATCTCCTAATGTTCCCATTATCTTAATTGGACAACGTTTACATGAAGATGACTTATTTAATTATTTGATTAATAGCACTGATTCACAGTCGTGGCGAAAAGTTATTATCAAAGCATTAGATGATGCGGGAAATGCTCGCTATCCAGAAGTCAATCCAAAAGATCAGTTGTTAAAGATGCAAGAGCAACAGCCCTATGTATTCTCGTCACAATATCAACAAGATCCTATACCTTCAGGCGGAGGATTATTTAGAGCAGATTGGTTTAAGTTATTAGACGAAACACCAAAGATTATAGCAACCTTTATCACAGCAGATAGCGCAGAGACGGATAAGGAATACAATGATGCGACTGTATTTTCTTTTTGGGGTTTATACCAACTAGATTTTAATGGCTCATTAATTGATGACTTATACGGGTTGCATTGGATTGATTGCACAGAAATTAGGATTGAACCGAAAGACTTAAGAGATTATTTTTTGGACTTCTGGACAGGTTGTATGCGTTATACTATTCGGCCCAAATTTGCTGCAATTGAGAAGAAATCAACAGGCGTCACATTAGTTTCGGTATTAAAAGAAATTCAAGGCGTACAAGTCATTCCCATTGAAAGATCAGGTACAAAGAGTAGTAAGACTAATCGTTTCATTGAAATGCAACAATATGTTGCTAATAAACAGATTAGCTTGCCAATGCATGGTAAGCACACAAAAATGTGCATCGATCACATGACTAAAATTACTGCAAATGATACGCATCGCTGGGATGATATTTGTGATACAGCATATGATGCAGTAAAGATCGCATTAATAGACAAGACAATTATTAGGAAAGAATTGCCACAGACAAATTATCAAGATATTGCTTCACGCTTGTCGAAACAATTTACAAAAGTTAATAGAGTTAAAAAAGATGCTTATGGAAAATGAAGGTAGTGAAATTGAACCGGATGAAAACGAAAAACATTGATGTTATCATCATGGATGACGCTGTTAGAAGACTTGCCTCGTAAGAGGAGCGTATAATGATTTAATCTATTCTGTTCTTAAAAGGAAGTCACATGGAAGTGGCGAAAAGACACCAGGATCAGCTCGAGCGGATCAAGAAGAATATTAGACGCTCACACGACTATTTCAAGCCCAACTACGATACCTACAACGACTTCAGACGGTTTGTATTTGAAACATCTTTAACAAGCGAAGAGATAACGATGCTTATGACGTTATCTAAGCCTCAGATTGAATTCAATATTTTAGAAGCCTACATCTCTCGTTTGTTAGGCGAATTCTCAAAGCAAGAACCCGATATTGAGGTAAGTGCGGATGACCAAAATACGGCTGATCCGTTAACCATCAAGGTGGTAGAGCAGCATTTACGGCATACCTTAACAGATTCCAAAAACCATCATACTAAGTATGAAGTCTATAAGGATTTGCTGTCTGGCGGTTTTAGCACATTAAAAGTCACGACAGATTATGCAAATTCAATGAGCATGCATCAGATTATAAATATTGAACGGTGTTACGATCCAACGTTATGTGGATACGACCAGCTTGCTCGATATTCACATAAAGGAGATGGACGATTCTGCTTTGAGCTATTTCCAATGGCTAAAGAAGACTTTATGGATGAGTATCCTGATATTGATGTATCTAGATTGACGTTTAGACGTGATTTTTCAGGGTTTAACTGGTCGTTTCTTAATGATTCAACAGAGACGATAATAGTTGCTGATTATTATGAGAAGCAGAAGAAAGAGAAACGTATTGTTCAGCTACGCGATGGATCGGTAAAGACGTTAGATGAATACAATAAGATGTTAGAGACATGGAGTGATTTAGCTGCTCCTCCTGCTATCATCGGCGAGCCACGTACGAGTTTGATAGATCATATCGTGCGATATCGATGTATAGAGAATCAAATTATCGAATATGCTAAAACTGACTTTTCCTTTCTACCGTTGATATTCGTAGATGGTAATAGCGTCATGATTAGAACGCCTAAGAATGGCAACGTGAGGCAGGTTACTCGACCCTACGTATATCATGCTAAAGGTGCTCAGCGATTAAAGAACTATGCGGGAATTGCACTAGCAAATGAAATTGAGAATACCGTTCAGCATAAATTTATGGTTGCTAAAGAAGCACTACCAAAGGAAGAAGACTTTTTAGAAGCCTATAAAGATGTACAGAAGGCGAGTGTATTGGTATTTAATTCAGTTTATGAAAGTAATCCAGAATTACCAATTGGAATGCCTGTACGAGAAGTTCAAAGGATACCTGCACCACCTGAGATGCTTCAGGCATTCACTGGTTCAGATGCATTAATTCAGAATATATTAGGGAGCTACGATGCTGCGTTGGGTATCAATAATAATCAATTATCTGGAGTCGCTTTGGTGGAGGCAGCGACACAATCGAATGCTGCAGCTATGCCGTACATTGTGGGATACTTGCAAGGCTATCAGAGAGCGGCACAGATATACGTTGATCTCATGCCGAAATACTATACGACTCCGCGTACTTTGCCGATTATGGACTCGGAAGGTCAAAAGGCTTATATCAAGATTAACCAAGAACAGGGTGTAGCTCTTGATTACGATGCGAATGCCCTAAATGTCATTGTTAAGGCTGGCGCTTCATTTACTGTGCAGAAATCTCGTACGATTATGATGATCAAGGAAATGATGGGTATGTCACCACTCTTTGCTCAGTTCATAGCAGAAAAAGGTCTTCCATTTGTATTAGATAATATGGAAGGTAAGGGCGTTGAACAGCTAAAGAGTATGGTTGATGGATGGATAAAAGAGATGGAGCAACAAAAGCAAATGATGATGCAGCAACAACAACAGCAGATGCAAAATAATCCTATAGCGATAAAAAATCAGATAGAACAACAGAAGTTGCAGCAAGACTCTATCAAATCTGAAAGACAGTTCCAACTTGATATGGCAAAGATGCAGAAGGATGAAAAGAAGATTTTAGCTGATTTACAGACTGCAAATGACGCTCAGAATGTTCAACTTGTTAAAGCAATGACAGAGCGATTTGCAAAATCAGTTGATCTGCAGATAAAGGATAAAGACTTAAATCATCGTCATATGAAAGATGCTGTAGAAGTCCATCACAAGATAACTAATTCCTCAAAGGAAAATCATGCGAACGTTTGATTATGACCATTATATGATATTAGCTAATGAGTGGATAAAAACTCAAAAGCATAAAGATTATACGAATTTAAAAAATTATCTTGATGAGACGATGCCTGTAAGGAATAATAGGTTATTCGATTATAACTACAATGATGTAACAACTTGGTTATACTTGAATTGTACTGTCGATGACTTTTTACGTGTAAGGCGATGGATTGTTAATAAGAATCTATGGAGAAAGATTTATGGGAAAGATTACGTGGAACAACCTTCACGAAGCCTCACCAACGGAGCTGATGAAAACATACAAAATCTCTCAAGCACAACTCGAGATGGCACATCGAAGACATCTAGACGGTGCGAACCAACAGCAACGACGTGACGAGTACGACCAGCTTTGGAAGAAAAACAGGAGAGATGTGTAATGCCATTTAAATCTAAATCACAATTGCGAAAATTCTTTGCCATGGAAAAGCGTGGAGAATTACCAAAAGGTGAAGCAGAAAAATGGGCACATGAAACGAAGAATATTAAGAAATTACCCAACAAAGTGAAAAGGAGAAAGAAATGAAACATAAATCAAATCATCACAACAAAGCCCATCATCATATGAAAGAAGCTGAAAAACATCGTGAAAAAATGGAAAAGATGCATGAAAAAATGGAACATCATCATGAAAAAGCAATGCATCATATGAAAAAAGCAGAAAATGAAAAACGTCATGAGCCAATGGAGAAGCATATTGGTAAATTGAATCATCGTGTAGTAAGAGGTAAAAAATAATGTCTGAATTATATTCAGGGAGGAATAGCATGAAAGGCAAAAAGGCAAATCCGTTTAAGATGCGTGAATCAAAGAATGATAAGAAAGCAGTTGCAAATACTCGTAAATCTGTAAAGCCTGTTGCCCGTGATACGAATAAAACTCGTCGCAAACGGATCAAACCAACAAGAGGAAATATCGATGGATAATAAACCCAAGAAGTGGATTCAAGGAATGCATATGAAGAAAGGCGCACTTCATAGAGAACTTGGTGTGCCTGCTGGTAAAAAAATACCTGCAAAAAAACTTGCGAAAGCTGCTAAAGCCGGTGGTAAATTAGGTCGACGTGCAAGATTATCTAAAACATTAGGTAAATTGAGAAAATAATATGAGTACGGGTTGTCACGTTCCAATGCCTACACCAAAATGCGAGTGCATTTGTCATCAATCGATGAATAATATAACCTATTTGTTATGTAAATACAGAACAAATTTTCAACAAATAACTAATGATAATTGTTATTATTTATTAGAAAATTTTACAGAAATCATTGGAGAATTGGAATTACAAATTAGAAAAGTAAAGGTCGTAGCAAAGGAATTGTATGAGTTTAAAAGCTAGCGTATTATAAAGATACTTCAAGGAGGATATACAATGAAACACAAAGATGGAATGATCGATAATCGAATGGTTAATGAAGATCATCAGCAAGGTATTGAAAGAGTTAAACAAAGACCTGGTGAGTCAGGTCGAATTGGCCAACCTGGTAAAATGGTATCCAGAGGTGATAAAGCCAACTGGAAAAGACCAAATGCTGCTACGACACCCCGCGGAGCGTAATCTACTTATTAAAGGACTAATTAAATGGGTATTATTCAATTCCCCACAACTTTGCCTGCGCAAGTTGGCATTGTTCCAGCAACTAAGAAAATGGTATCAAGCGATAACCTTTCAACAATTACGGCCGCTGGTTATCTCAATCAGTTTAATCTCGATGGTAATCCTATATCGCCTACAGATATTTTAGAGGTCATCTATAGTTATGTCGCAGCAACTAATAGTGGTACTTACGGTGTGTTTACTCCTAGCATTTCTAATGGAGTAATTACATTAAATTCATTTGTCGGTGGCGCTAATGTGCTTCTCAATAATGCCGTTAATACAATGGCATCTGGTAGTGAAATCATCCTTGCAAAAGGCACAGCGACAACCACAGCAGGTGCAGCTACAGTTAATCAACAATCTGGGGTATTGACGACTCCCTCACTAACGACGGCAAGTGGATCAGCTTATGTCATTACTTTAACAAACAGTGAAATTGCTGCAAGTTCTGTTTTACTATGTCAGGTTCAAGGTGGCTCAAATACCACCCCAGGTATTACGATTATCGCAACACCTGCGGCAGGAAGTGCAACAATATCGCTTGAAAATAGTGGTGTTGCAGCAGCAGCTTTAAATGGCACCGTAATTATCGGCTTTGCAGTATTTTAGAGGTTTTATGAATAAAGATTCATTTCAAGAACGTTTAAAAGAGTTAGAAAAGATGTCGCATCAATCTATTGCAAATTTCAATGTAATAGAAGGTGCAAAGCAAGAAATTCAGTTTTGGTTGAATAAGCTTGATGAGTCTAAAAAAGTTGAATAGTTAAAAAATATGAGCGGTTATTGTTTCATCTCCCTGGTCAATAGCTGCTCATATTGATATGCATGGTGAGGATTTCACTCACACCTACCTGGGTATCCGCTGTTACTGATCCATTCAACTGCATCATTAAAGCAGCACGGCTTCGCTAGCTAGGCTTACGACCTAACATCGTAGCAACATCAGATGCTCTTCGATTGGCACCCATTGAGTTTATAGGCGGTAAAATGGGTTATCCGCCTACTTCCATCTTTTCTAGCTCCATGCATATCGTTATATTATTATATATTCTTGATCAAGTTTTCTTCAAACCATTTATCAGTTTCAGATAATGGATAAAGCACTTTTCCTTTTCCTAGCAATCTAAAGCAATAAGGGGGTTGGTCTTTACCTCTTCTTTGTTCAAACCATGATCGAGAATAACCATAGCGTTTTGAACAATCTTTTTCTGTTAAATATTGCTTTCCCATCATGATGATCATGTTCTTATCCTTAAAAACACCTATTAAATCCGTTTTATCCTCATTTAACCGTACTCTTCCACAATCAAATTAGCAATATATGGTAATTAAATTTACGATCTAAATATGGATTTATCCATCGAGACTCGCGCGATATGCGAGGAATCACCATGGCGGGGTCAATAGCCAACGCAGCTAGTGCGTTTACTAAATCCTAGACGAGACCTGTTCGTTAGGCAGGGCGTAACCGTTGCGGGGTTAATAGCTAAGGATTGCACATGATTGAAAGCTCAGGAACGAGCCAAGTTACTGAAAGTGTACCGCAAAGTACACCACAAGTAGCTGAAGCGCCTTCGGCGCCTGTTACAACGCAAGATGAAAGGACATTTAGGCAGTCAGACGTAAACGATATCGTTAAACGTGCTAAGCACGAAGCAGTAGAAGGTTATAAGCGTATTCAGGCTGAACAGCCTAGATATGCTGAGCAAAAGTATGGCGAAACGAGTTCGGGAACAGCTCAGTTACAGCCAAACCAAGCCAACCTTTCTGAAAACGATTATCGTCGTATAGCTGCTGAAGAAGCACAGAGACTCCGTGATCAATGGGTGCAGGAAGCACATTCCAAATCGGAGATCGAAAATGCACAAAGGATTGTTGAAGGCTTTAAAAATAAAATTTCATCTGGCAAGGAAAAGTATCCGGACTTTGATCAAGTCACGGGCGTGATTGAGTATGCTAAGTTTCCAAACGTTGTACAGCTCTTAGCGCAATATGTAGAAAACGCTGATGATGTTCTGTACCACTTTGCTAACGATGAGATCAAAATGGAAACACTTGAATCTCTAGCCAGTCGATCACCCCAAGCGGCTATAAGACAGGCGCAGCGGTTAGCAGCATCATTAAAAGCTAATGCTAATGCTAAAAATATTAGAGTTCCTAATGAGCCATTAAGTCAATTGCGTCCTTCTAACACTGGAACGGATAACGGCGTAATGTCTGTCGGCGACTATAGGAAAAAGTACAAAGTCTAAGCAGACGCCATTTATCCGAACTATTAAACGACTGATAGTTAGGAGATTAAAATGGCTGTATTTCCAAATAATATTTTGCAAACAGTACAAACTTATCAACGCTCATCGCTTGGACTGTTATTAAACCTTTGCTGTCACATATCGACTGCAAACACCAAATTTAAAGATTTTGACAAGATTCAAGCAAATCTTGGATCAACCGTCACATTTGATTTGCCGCCTCGTTTTACGACTGTGGCAGGTCTTGTTGCCTCTTTTGAACCAGCCGTACAACGTGTGTTGCAACTCGTTGCAGATCAATCAAACAACACCAGCTTTGCAGTTACCGCGCAACAAAGAATCTTCAACTTAGAAAAAGGCGAAGAGGATTACATGCGGGTATTTGGAAAATCAGCTATTGCTGAACTTGCCAATCTAATCGAATTAAACCTAGCACTTAACTGGGCATCTGCTGTTGTCAGCCAATTGAATGGGACTCAGAACACCTTCTCAGGGCCTTATCGATTCTTTGGAGATGGCTCTACGCAGCTGACTTCATATCAGCAACTTGCTCAAGCTGTAATGTATTTTAAGAACTATGGCTCCGTGGCAGAAGGAATGAAAATTTATCTCCCAGATTCCGTTATTCCGGCAATCGTTGGTAGTGGTTTGAACCAATTCGTCCCACAACGTAACGATGAAATCGCAATGTCTTGGGAAGTGGGTGATTTTGGTACGCCGCTCGTTCATTACTATCAATCGAACTTAATGCCAATCCATGTTTCTGGTGACACCGGCGTTAATGGTCAAACACTTACAGTAATTAGTACAAATGACCCAACTGGTCAAAATGTCACTCAGATCACTGTGAGTGGTGCGACTGATTCAGATGCAAATGCCGTTTATGCTGGCGATGTCTTCCAGTTCAAGGATGGTGTATCGGGACAACCTAATATGCGTTACCTCACATTCATTGGGCATGCACCTTCAGCAAATCCCGTACAATTTCGTGCGACGGCTAATGCCGGTGCGAATGCGTCAGGTGATGTGACGATCAATATTTACCCACCGTTAAATTGGGCTGGTGGTGCGAATCAGGATCTCAACAATCCAATTGCTGCTGGAATGCAATTGCTGACCTTTCCATCTCATCGTTGCGGTGGAATATTGGGTGGTGATGCGCTTTTCATGGCAATGCCACAATTACCGGAACAAAGTCCGTTCGATACTGCTAATGAATATGACCCAGAAACGGGCGCTTCATTACGTCTTACCTACGGTTCGCTGTTCGGTCAAAACCAGACTGGAATGATTTATGACGAAGTCCATGGTTCAGTGATTGTTCCTGAATATTCCATGCGATTCTTAGTTCCATTGTCTCAAGGCTAAATAATGGCAAAGGTGGCCAAATCGCCACCTTTAACTTAACGGATTAGGAGATCTAAACATGTTATCAGGCGGCACAGTACAAGTTCAAAATGATCCGATTTATTCGCTTCCCTATCTATACATTAGCGGATTGAATATCTCGGTTGCCTCAACTACGGTAATTGCAGTTTCACCAGGTCAGGCAAGAGATTCATCGGATAATATCGACATGCCAGTTGGTTTTCCAAACCTACAAGGTTTTGTCAATCCAGCCTTACAATTCCAAAACTTCATGCCACCTCTCTTTATCAATAGCGCCGTAAATGGTGCTAATGGTCTTGATTCTGGTTCGCTAATTGACACGATGGACTATGCCATCTACTTGATTGGTGATTCTCGTGGCTATAATGAAGTTGCAGGACTTTTGAGTCTAACAAGCAATGCCTATCCTTTAATACCACAAGGTTATGATTCTTACCGATTGATTGGTTTTGTGGAAACAAGTGGATCTGCAACGTTTGTAGCCTCTTCTACAAATCCCTTAAATGCAAAGAACTTAAGAGCCTATTATTTGTCACCTGCTGTTTCAGTTCTATCAGGTGGATCAGCAACGACCTTCACCGATATTGACCTTAATACTCCAGTTCCAACAGGAACGGCGCGAGATGTGATCGTATTTCTGCAAGTTGTATTCACGCCTGCTGCAATTGGCGATACGGTTCAATTCAGACCGGATAACGAAGGTACGCCACAGACTGCAGGTTTAGTGACAATAACTGGTGTAGCTGCGGGTATTGCACAGACTCAATATGTTCAAGTGATTGCTGGAGTGAATGGTTCAAGCCATGCAGGTATTGACTATAAAGTTTCATCTTCTAGCGATTCAGTAAATGTATTAGTTGCAGGCTATAGCTACATTCCAACTAGCTATGTCCCGTAATCTTATGAGGAGAGCGTGCTATGTCTTACACTGCACAACAGTTAATAACGCGCTCTTGGTATCTTTCAGGAATAGTCGCCCGTAATTTGCAAGTTCCGACGGGCGACCAAATTACTAATGGATTAATGCTGCTTAATGCTCTTCTTGATTACAAACAAATTGAGACTGATTTAATTCCTTATTGGACTTACATCGGTATGAATTCAATTGCTGGACAAGAATATTACGATCTTCCTTATATAGCAGCTATCGAATCATTGACATTCAATATAGATGTTGTTAGATATCCTATGGATACGATTACGAGAAGAAACTATTTTGGATCAGCTCGTGTCGATAATATCGCATCACTTCCATTTGACTGGAATTACAATAGAGGTCAAGGCGGTGGAACATTATCATTATACTTCCTGCCAGAAAGTAATTATTTTCTGAAGATGATGGTAAAACTGTTCTTAGTAGATGTTGAATTACAAACTGATTTGATAAATGTTTCTGAAACCGTTCCTTATACTTTCATTCAAACAGCTAATCAAGGTTATGACACATCCTATATTGAGTATCTAAGATATGCATTAGCTCAATACATGTGCTCAGAATATGGCGTCTTATTTAATCCTGAATCTGAAAAAATATTAATCTCATTACGAAGAAAGTTAATGTATATGAGTCCTCCCGATTTATCGATGATAAAAACGACTGTTCTTGCTGCTGATCAAAATGCAGGCTTCAATTACGGGGACGTCAACCTTGGCAGGGGTTGGCGGCCAAGTTAATGATTAATAACAATATTTTTATTAGTTTCGGATTTAATTTATAAGTTATAATATACTCACTCTAACAATAAATGTATTGATAGGCTACTCTAAAGAATCGATAGAACTCCTAAAACAAGTTATTCTTTATCTAGTTAAAGCCAAGCCTAGGATGGCCATCCGAAAAACTAGTCCCTTCAACTAGCTTGGCTTGGTACGTAAAAAACATCAACGTAATAACAAGGATGGAAATACCTCGGAGAATGTCAATGACTGAAAATGAAAAATTAATAATAACCAAATATGATCTTCTTTATGAGCAAAGAATGACCAGAGTAGAATCAAGCATCGAACGATTAGATAAAACAACTAATGATTTAATGTATGAAGTGAAAGAAATTAGAAAAGACATGAAATCAGATTTTAGATGGCTACTCGGTATGATGTTGGCTATCGTAGGATTGATGGCTAAAGGATTTCATTGGTATTAATATGTTATAATATTTACCTAAACCAAGGATGGTTCAAGGATGATATCAAGAGGCCCTAACTTTAAACAAATCCCACTCAACATAGTTGGCTCAAGTGTATTCGGTCGTTATCCAAAAATATCTATAGAAAAAACATATAACATGTTTATTTCTGATAATTTTCTAGTTCCATACGCAGGATATCAATTGGCAGTTCTTTCATCAATGCTTGGAAATGGCACAGAGGGAAGAGGGATTTATGCAAGTACTAAGTTAGGACGAATGGTCGTTGTTATTAATTCCAATGTTTATTTGGTTAACTTGTTTTATGATCAGGATAACCAAATGAATTTTGATCAGCAAGTTTCATTAATTGGTACACTGCAAACTTCAGTTGGCGTGGTATATATCGCAGAAAACAATAAACCTCAAATTGCTATTTCTGATGGGACTGCTATTTATGTTTATGACACGACTCTATCGCCTAATTTCCAAACAGCAACCATTGACTTTGTCCCAGGCTATATTACGTTTCATGATACTTACTTTATTGCTGCTTCTATGGGTACTAATATATGGCGTCTTTCTGGTAACAATGATGGGTTAAGTTGGCCTGATGAAAGTCCAAACGTTGGTGCGTTAGAAACAAAAGCTGATAATGTTCAAGCTGTTGTAAGATTTCCATCTAAAGGAAATATGGTTTTAGTTATGGGATCGACAGTGACTGAATCTTGGTATGATACAGGTGCACAATTATTTCCTTATCAACGCACTAATAATTTTAGTATAGATTATGGATGTTTAAATCCAGCAACGATAGCATATATGGATGAAATGGTCGTTTGGCTTGCTCAAAATGAAAAGAGCGGGCCTATTGTGATGTATACAGATGGTGGCCCTCCTACTAAGATTACAACAGATGGCTTTGATTATGTATTTTCCCAATTAACAGAACCAGCTGACTCACAAGGATTTCTGTATAGACAAGATGGGCATTTGATTTATCACTTAAATTTCTATACTGACAATTTATCCTTGTTCTATGATTTCAGTACACAAAAAATATATCATGCATGTGACCAAAATTTAAATTATTTTATTGCAGCAACTGTAGCATTTTTTAACAATCAATATTATTTCGTTACTAAAAATGATGGTAACTTATATGCATTTGATACTATCTTTACTGATTATCAAACAGTAGATAAAGATAATAATATTGTAACATTTGAAATACCAAGAATAAGAACATGCCAAAATATTAGGATGCCATCGCAAGAATATTTTATTGCAAATGATATTGGATTTACTATTGAATCAGGAGAGACAGATTATTAT